CTCATCCTGAGCGAAGTCGAAGGATGAAGCGGCAGGAGTTTCACGCCCGGCTCCATCCGGAAACGCCTTTATCAAATCCACCATCCGTCCACGCCCCATCACATCACCTCCACGCGCCAGCCAGCGCCACTCCTTCAGAGACAATCTCCAGAACGCCTCCGGCCCAATCCCGGCAGACAGCGCCGCCCGCATCATCGCCCCCCAGGGCAGCAAGCCATCCCCCATCACCCTGCCAGCCCCAGCCGGAACGCATCCGCCACGGCGCGCGCCGCCGCGCCCGGCTGCACATCGCTCTCGCGCAGCGCATCTGCCATCTCGGCCTCGCCGCCCCCGCGCAGCAACGCCGCCAGCACCACCACAAGGTCTGCCGCAGACAGCGCCCGCATCCGCGCCTCCAGCTCACTCATCCGCACACAGCCGAAAGCCGCCTCAATCTCTGCCAGTGCGCCCAGCGTCAGGCACAGCCGCCGCGCCCGACCGCCAATCACCAGCCCTGTCTCTCCCCGCGACGCATTCATCCTACAGCGCTCCAAAGCTCAGGCGGCCGGCGCTTTCCAGCGTGACGGAGAATTCCGCCTCGCCATCATGCTCGCCGCTCCAGCTCAGTTCGGTGATCTGGAACGCGCCTTCCAATATGCCGAAATCCGGCAGGATCAGCTGCCAGCCCGGTGCTTCGCCTGCAAAGAAGACGGCCCGCATCCGCGCATCGCTGGCGGCATCCTTGAACACGCCGCGCCCGGTCACGCGGGCGGATTTCACGCCCGCACCGGCCACCAGTTCACGCCAGGCCTCTGCGCTGTCAGCGCTCGTCCCGTCGACACTTCCGGCCGACAGCTGAATGCGGCTCGCCCGCACGCCGGCCAGTGTCGTAAAGTCACCCGCCCCGTCTGAAATCTTCAGCAGAATGTCCCTGCCCCTCTGGCCAGCCATCACGCCATCTCCTCTGAAATAATCCTGATCCGGATCAGCCCCCGGAACGCGCGCTTGTCTGCCGTGCGCATCACATCGCCATAGACGACATGCGCCAGCACGATATGCACGCCCGGCACGCTCCAGCTTGCGCCCTCCACCGCGCGGCGCAGCGCGGCCACCGCCGCCTTCGCGCCGCGCACGCCGCCCTCACGGGTATAGACCGCCAGCGAGATCCGGTGCGCCGCACCCTTCACCAGCGCCGCATCTTCCGGCGTCACCTCGTGCCGCTCCAGCAGGGCGTGCGGAAACATCGGCGCCTCACTTTCGGCATCGAACACGCGCGCAGGTGATCCGAACACGGCCTGCACACCGGCATCCGCGCGCAGCATTTCCATCAGCGCCGCTTGCACCGCTTCTTCCGCGCTCATATCCGACGCTCCCGGCGCGCGGCCAGTATGGCGGTCACCTCCTCTGGCAGGGCCTCGCCCGCCTCACGGCCATAGGCCGCCAGCACCAGCCGCTTCAGCGCCTGCACCAGATCCTCCGGCACATCCGCCGCTGCGCCATATCCGGTCACGAAGGTCACATCGGCCCGCCCGCCCGGCGGAATGGAGGGCCGCGCCACAAAAGGCTTCAGCCGCAGCCGTCCGCCTACCAATTGAAACCGCCCCGTGTACAGCTGCGCCGCGCCATCGGCATCTGCCACCTCAACGGAGACCAGCGCCGAGGCCGGCCCCGGCAACAGGCGCGCGCCAGTGCGGATCAACCCCACCGGCCAGTGGTCAAAGCTGCGCTTTACCGTCCGCGTCACCAGGGCCAGCCCCGTCTCCGCCTCCAGCCGCGCCCGCGCCGCCGCGATCAGCCCCGCCACCAGCGGATCTTCCCCCTCATGCCCGATGCGGAGATACTCTTTCGCCGCCTGCAGAGACAAAGCCTCGTCGGCTGGCGGTGTGATCACCGTCAGTGTCATAACTATTTCCTTCTCGATATACCTTCCTCCGCCTGAGGGGGAAGTGGGTCGGACGCCAGACGCGGCCGGGCTGAAGGGGGCCTTCCCCCTCCGCCTTTCAGACACCTCCCCCGCAAGCGGGGGGGGGAGGAGACGCCGCGCTAAAACACCATCACTTTCGCCGCGTCGAAATTCTGTACCCCGCCGCCGACACGCTTCGTCGTATAGAACAGCACGTAAGGCTTGGCAGAGTATGGATCGCGCAGCACGCGGGCGCCCTGCCGGTCGGCGATCAGATAGAAGCGCCGGAAATCTCCGAAGGCGATGGCCACATTGCCCGTGCCAATGTCCGGCATGTCCTCCACTTCCGTCACCGGATAGCCGAGGATCGTCGCTGCTTCTCCGCCCGTGCCGGGTTGCCACAGATAGCGCCCGTCGCCATCCTTCAGCTTGCGGACAGATGCCACAGTCCGACGGTTCATCACAAAGCGCCCATTCGTGCGAAAATGCGCCTTTGGCGTGTAGATCAGGTCGATCAGTTGGTCGGCCGCATTCGCCGCGCCGAAATCCCCGGCGACAGAGCCGATTTTGCCCCACACATGGCTCGCATCGGCCACAATGTCATAGTCCAGAAAACCGCGCGGTTTGCCGCTGCCATCGCCGCTGACAAAGGCCGCCGACTCCTGCGCCGCAAAGGCGGCTTCCACCTCATCGGCCAGCCAGGCATCAATGTCGGCATAGCTGTCTTCCAGCAGGGTCTGCGTCGCCGCCGGCATGGCGTAGAGTTCCCCCGCCGGGAATTCCAGCAGGGAGAGACCGGAATGAGCCGTCTCAGTCCGCGTGGCCTGTTCACCCACCCAGCTTGCCGCCGCGCCAAGGCCCACCGGCTTGCGATAGACGCCGGCAGAGGTCTGCCGCACGGTCGCAATCTGGCGCATCGGGCTCGCCGCCATCAGGCGGGATTCGATCAGCCGGTCCAGTTCCGGTGGCGCAATATAGCCGCCCTGCTCGTCCGTACCCGTATTCAGCGCCTTCACGTCCAGCCGGGCTAGCCCGCTATCATCGCCACTGCGCAGGTAACGCGCCCAGGCGTCACTACGGGCGTCTTCGTCCGCACTCTTTACATTCCCCGCTTCCGGCCTCGCCATCTTCAGGCTCAGCGCCTCAAGACGGCGGTCGATCCGCGCCAGGCGCTCATCCGTCAGCGGATCGCTTGCGCCCTTCTGTTCCATCTCGGCCAGACGCGCATCATTGGCCTCTGTATAGGCCGCAAATGCCGCCATCAGCTCGGTCGTATCCGACCCGCCCGCCATTTTCGTTTCCTTGGTCATACTCTCTCCTGTTAAACTCTCTCTGTCGAAGCACAAGCGCGGGCTCTCCCTCACGCCGCTACCGCCCCTCCCATCAGGGCAAACCGGGCCCGGGCCTGCATCGGGCAGGCCACCAGGGACACTTCCACCAGGTCCACCTCGATCAGTTCCCGCCCATCCGCTCTCAAACGGTTCCAGATGCGCGGACGAAAGCCGATGGACAGGCCGCTCAGGCCGCTCTCCGCCATGCTGCGCGCCGCCTCACCTTCGATCAGTCCACGCACGTATAGCCCTCGTCCATCCTCCACCATGCGCACCCAGCGCCCGGCAATCGCGCCCGGCCTGTGCTGCAACAGCATCGGCACAGGTGCCGCCCGCTGCAGGCTCCGCGAAAACGCCCCAGCCCGCACCACATCTCCGCTCGCATCGGGTATCCCGAAGAGAGAGGCATAGCCTTCGATGAGGAGGTCTCGTCTCGTATCACGCCCCCCACCTGTCCTTCCCCTTGCAGGGGGAGGAACTCCAACAGCAGCCGCCTTGCTTGAAGGCTGTCCTCCCCCCTGAAAAGGGGGCGTTAGAGGGGGGTAATGCGCACGCGGATCTTCGCAGAAAAGCCTACTCATCCCCGGCCTCCATCTTCCGTTCTATCCGGTCCAGCTGGCCTTCCATCCGGTCGACGCCCTCTTCCAGGCGCGCCAGCCGTTCCACCACAGTGCGCCGTTCCCGGACGGTCTGCTCCAGCTGCGAAATCCGCTCCGCCGCCGCCCCGGCCCAGACCAGCGCGCCGCCGGTCTGCACCATCACGGCCAGCACAAAGCCTGCTGTCACCTTCTGCTCCATCTTCATGATTGCAGCCCCGCCAGACGCCGCTTCTCCTCTGCGGTCGCAAAGCTCGCGCCTTCCAGCCGCGCCCACAGCGCATCGCGCTCGGCCGACAGCGCCGGCACGCGGTCAACATCCGCGCGGATCTCCACATCCTGCCCGAATGGCACATCCAGCCAGGCCGACAGCGCGCCCGCGAATTTCTGCACCAGCGGCAAAATCGTCATCCGCCAGAAGGCGAGGTTCGCCTCCTTATAGTTCGAATACGTATTATCCCCTGGAATCCCCAGCAGCATGGGCGGCACGCCCAGCGCCAGCGCAATCTCCCGCGCCGCACCATGCCGGGCTTCCAGAAAGTCCATCTCCGCAGGCGACAGAGACATCGGCCGCCACTCCAGCCCGCCTTCCAGCAGCAGGGGCCGCCCAGCATTGCTCGCGCCGGAATACATGCTCTCCAGCTCCGCCTTAAGCGCTTCGAACTGGTCCGGCGGCATCCGCCCATGCCCGCCATAGACCAGCGCGCCGGAGGGCTTGGCCGAATTGTCGATCAGCGCCTTCGCCCAGTCCGCGCTCGCATTGTGCAAATCCAGCGCCCGCCGCGCCGCGCCCAGCGGGGCCAGGCCCAGCGTGTCATTCAGCGGATTGAACAGTTTCAGGTGCAGTACCGGGCTCCAGCCCGTCTCTGCATCGCGGCGGATCACCCGCTCGCCATGGCGTTCCTTCACGGCCCAGGCCTCCACCCAGCCGCGCGCATCCTTCAGCGGCCGCATGGCGGACGGGGCCAGCGCATACAGCGCAGACACCCCCGCCCCGTCCACCACACTGGCCGCCCCACTGGCCGCCCCCCTCACAGCCTCCAGGCAGACGCCTTCCAGAAAGGCATTGCCGGTCAGCTGAAGCTGGGAATAGACCGCCTCAAACAGCTCCGCCGCCACGCCGTCCGGCTGCGGTCTGCGGATCAACCGCGCGGCCCCGTCATGCGCCGTCACCAGCGGAACGGACGCCGCCGCCTCGGCCACCATGCGCACCGCGCGATAGGCCACGGCATTCTGCAGATACCCGTCCCGCGTCAGCGCCGCGCCATCGCGGGCGCCCCAGCGGGCCGTCCCGATTTCTGATAGCGCGACCAGAGGCACCGCCGCTTTTGCCTCGCGCTGGGGCAACCGGAAAGGCCAGATGGGTTTCAT